ATTCAGTGCAATAGAAACTTCTGTTAATTATATTAATAAAACAATTGATGATAGTATTATGCCGATGGTCAAAGAAAATGAAAACATGACTAAGGTATTAGATGTCGATATGGCAACTGTTGAAACAAAGATAGAATCTTTAGAAAGCAGAGCTAGACAGCTTGAAAAGATTAACGATAACCCTTTAGCAAATTAGTAAATAAAAACCTACAAGCTAAAATAAACACAGCTATAAAGAGAGCTAGTGCTAAACCATATAAAGAAGTATAAATACTTTTATCTTCTTCTTGTACTATTATTGGTGGAGGCTTTTGTTCTTGGGTTTTAGGAGTAGACTCGTTGATTTCTTCATCGAGTTTATCTACTATTGTTTTTGTTGCATCAACTGGAATAGAGATAAGAACTTTACCTAAGTCTACTGTTTCATCTACAACCGCATTACCTACTCTTTTACTAGATTCAACTGTTGTTTCAATTACTGTACAGGATAAAAGAAATCCAAATATTAAACTAATCTTTATAATATCTTGCATCTAATTCAGTTTCAATTCGCTCGTGCATATTTTTAAACTCTGTATCTACTACTCTTATTATTGTTTTAAGAGTATTATAAGTTTCTGTAGTTAATTTATCTTTCATTTTAGGTAGTTCTAATATAGAACTTTCAGTAACTAATTTACCTGTAGAATCCATAAGAACTTTAAAGCTAATTATATTACCTTCCATTATACTATCTCACAAGCACCAGCAGTACACGCTAGTTCTTTAGTGTTCTCAGTCATGTCTTCTTTCTCGTAATCCATTAGTAAAGACCAATCAACTTTGTTTGTTGTTTTCTTTAACCATTCTTTATATTCTTTCTTTGTTATCTCTTGGTAAGGTGCTTGTTGATATGAATGATCAGAATATGGTAAGAATGAGACTCCTGATATAGTATCAAAATTATCCCATACCCACGAGCCAACCTTTAACCATTCAGTTTCTCTAACTGAAATAGTAGCAGAAGGTTTATGTTCGCACCAGTGATCTTGATAAGTTTTCCAAATTTCCAAGTGTTCTATAGCTGATAGATCTATTCTTGTTAAAGATTTACTTGGTGACTTAATAGGAAAATAGAATACTAAGGTGTGTTCTGGTTTTGTTATATCATCTTCGTGATACACTCCTTGATCTACCATCAATTGAGCAAGCGGATCTTTCTTATCAGCGCGTATAGTTCTTATATAATATTCACTGTGTCGAGTATGAATACCACTAGCACTATCAACTAATTGACTAACAGTTCCGCTTGGTTTGACACAAGTAATAGCGGCAGACTGATTAATGCCAAGTTTCTTAGACCATTTTTTGTTTATTATAACAGCGTATTCTCTTAAATCCCAAAGATAACTTTGCAATAATCCTTCACTTCCTCGACCACTCATGGCTACATTATCCATTATACCTGTCAAGGATACACCAAGTAGTGCTTCTTCTTCTGTGTTGTTCTTCCAAGCCTTTGTCAAGTATCTAAAGTTAGTTAAAGTTGCTTGGAATGTGCCTAGTATTGTTGCTAACTCTACTTTATTTTCTAACTCTTTCCAAGTATCGTCAGGTCTTACGACAACCTCTGTTAAATTACAGAACTGTTTATTGCGCAGGATGATTTCACTACAAGGGTTACAACCAAAGTCTTTGTATTCTTCTCTTCTACCATTCTTTGCCGCTTGTACTTCAGCCGCTTGACGATTAAAGATTCCACGCTCACCGCTTTTAGATTCATATAACGACAACCATTCGCGCATGAAAGCTCCCATTTCTGATGAGTCTGTATAAGCTACTGAGTTATTAGACAACGCTCTGTGTTGACTATGTTCCCACCAAGAACCTGATTTAGCATTACGCATACGCTCGTCTGAGAGGTTGCTGAGTGAGATCAAAGCGCTACGTCTAACACCACCCACCACAACAACTTCTGCGATCTTACACATCAAATCATGGCAATCGATTGATACCAATTTCTTTTGTCCTTTTGTTATAGCATCAAAGAAAATATTAGATGTAAATTGAAATAGATCATCTAAAGGCGCTGGACCACTAGCACGACCGCCGAAAGTTTTAAGTCTTGCACCTTGTGGTCTAACATTACTGACATCTAGTTTTGGTATTTGTCCTGCGTATAATAAAGATAAGAGTTCTTTGTACGCTTTTGCCCACCCAATTTTTGAATCGGCTACCTTGATAACAGTATCTGTGTAGTGTATTTCTTCTGGAAGATCTGGAAGTTTATTAATATATTGTCGTTCAACACTGAATCCAACACCTGTGCCACACATTAGAATATAAAGTGTTTCATCGAATGCTCGAACATTATCAACAGCAACATAACTACAATTAAAACCTGCAACATTGTCTCTTTCTAATGCTTTACCTGCTGACATTAAGGCTCTCATACTTGGCATAATGTCCAAGTTAAGTACAGCTTTTTCTAACTGCGGTCTTATGTCTGATATATCCGTATCATTATTATTTTTTAAATGCTCTTGCATAAAGTCGAAGTACCTAGTAACTGTCTCTTGCCAAGTCTCTCGTCTTCCTAAGTCTTCATTCCATCTAGCATATCTACTAAGATGAATAAACTCTTGGTACTGAGTAGGTAATTTAATCTCTTCCATCTTGTTCCTCGTCATAAATATGAATTGCTATCATAGCATAGTGTATTATTTTAAATAAGTCATTGACATTACTACCATTCTTTTTACCATAACGCATAGCGTATTTCATAATATTTCCTATGCAAAAACTTTCGCCGTGTCCTGCATCAAGAATCATATCTGTAGCTTGGTATTTTCCATGTGCATAATGTTTATTATATGTATTATCTATGTGTTGTTTTACAGATTCTAAAATACGTGCTTCATTAAATTTATAATTCTTATTTTCTTTATCTAATTCTTTATGTACTTGTTTCATTAATGTATTTAGTAATATACCATTAATCTTAGTGTCTACTTCCATTATTCTCTCCATTGTTTAGGTAAGTTATCTTTGTGAAACCATCTGAATTTATTTTTGTTTGCCCATTCAGCGTGGGTTCGTTTAGTGCCATCCTTTCTTTTCTTAGCCGCAGGCATTGGTGCATAGGGATCAGAAAATAAGAAGACTAATTCACAATCTTCTGGTAGATATTCTCTAATCCATTTATATTTACTGTATTCTGGATAATCCCAGAATCTGCCTTTAGCTTCTAAGTATATGATTTTATTATCAATTACTTTAATAAAGTCTGGATGATATTTATGTGGTATTGAATATTCAATTAGTCCTTTATGATGTTCCCAATTTTGTAATTCATTCTGATGTAATTCATATTCCCATTTAGAATGATAACCTTTAGGTAATCCTTTTTCAACTGGTCGTTTCTTTCTAGGCTTTCGCATTATATTATTTCTCCTGAAGGATCATAGTTCTTAGAAAGTTTCCAATAAGTTAAAATACTATTGAACATTGCTAAGTGTTTATCATGTGATTCTTTATCCCATATATAACAGGTAATCAAATCTGTTTGTTTTCTATCTACGAATATTGATACTCTTTCAGGATTATCAAACCCACAACCCTGTGCATAAGCTGAGAGTTGCATCGCATGGCTATCATATACTAATCGTTTAGGATCCTTACCTTCAAGATTATCTTTAGTCTTAAAGTCTACGAAGATTCCTGACTTAGAATATAGATCTATCATTCCACCATAGCCTTGTTCAGCGCAGAAGGAATCTTCCGCTATCCATTCTTCATCAGGATAGTGGTGATCTAAATATTTCTTTACTGCTTTGTAAGGTTTATTTGTGGAAGTACCTAGAAAACCCTTTTCAATCATTGCATGAATCTTCGTGCCTAATTCAGCAGCTTCCATGCCAGGTTTTTTAGCATCTTGTTTGCATCTATAAATAAAAGAGCCTTCAGTTTCACCCTCTTCTCTTTTTAATATAAGCGCAGAATTTAAAGCTTGGTTTATTTTCCAGTTCTCTAAAGACGGTTTAGCAATCAGATCCATAACAGTAGTAACAGAAGGAACAAGTCCTAAAAGTTTTGCATCTCTTAGAGTTGTGTTCCTTTCTTTACCATTCACACCTATGATAGTATACATAGGCTCTCCCTCTTGGGTATACCAATGTCCTGATTCAGATGTAAACTTATTATATACTTGTGTTTGTGATTTGTCAAATGTTTTTTTATTCATCTTTATGCCCTATAAAATGTAGCTGTCTAGTATCAGGATTAAATCCTAATAATTGAACACCTAACTTGATTTGTTTTTTAGTTCTTGTTTTTTTACAGTTAGGAGATTTCTCATTATCATTATTAGGATGTATTGTTTTAACATCAATCAAAATAATGTTTCCTTTTTTGTCCATGGCTATCATATCTATTGGACCAGTACATCCTGAGTTTTGAAATACTTCATATCCATTATCCCAAAGCCATGTAACTGCATAATATTCTGCGAAATCTCCTTTTCTACTTGAGTTTAATATCTTCTTAGTGTGTTTCATCCCAACTGTCTCCGATTTTATATTCACCATCTAA